GTAATCAGTAGTATTCTTAATCACAAACGCACTACCACTTTCAGTTGCGTTTGAAACAGATGAATTCTGTACACGAACTACTTTCAAGTTATTTGAATATTGTAAAAAGTTTGAAGCACTAAAATAACTCTCAAAATTAGAGCTATCTGGTTTTCCAAACGTTGATACAAGTTCAGATTCACTACCGATAGTTACAACTTCATCAAGTGGTCCTTTACTGAAAGTTCCAGCAAAAGCTCCTGAAGACGTTGATACGGCAGGAATAATTCTTGTTAAGTCTTTTTCCTGTACGAGAACACCTGGTGATACTTGAAATGCCATTAGGTTTTCTCCTTATAATTAACTAATTAGTTTCTATGTCTTCACATATTCCGTATGTTTTCATACGACCATAGTCAAATTTCATAACTATGGATATTTATATAAACGCTGATTTTAGAGACCTTTTCTTACAACTGGGTGCCAAACTGTTCCATATTCATCTACTTCTGGTTTTTCCCAATCAGGTGTACCATCATCTACAAAACCAAAAGGTGCCATATCTTGTTCTATTAGCTTCTCTTGTTCTTCATATAATTGTTGTCTAGCATTTGTATTAGTCATTTCTTTAAAGTAAGCTTGATTAGACAACCAACCAAATAATACAAGACAAGTCATTAAATCATCATTACATCCTTCTTCCGCTTGCCAAGAATTTCCTTTACGAGCAAAAGTTGACATTTCTTCTATGATATTAAAATCATTAATAACAACTTTATCTCCTTCAATCAATGTTTTAATGTTAGAACAACCAACTTTTTTAATCTGTTTTGTCATACGAACACCAAAACCAGAACCTCTTCCACTATAACCAGCACCTAATATCTGACCTGCTCTTCCTCTTTGAGTAGTCATTAATATATTAGGATATTCTAATTCATAGTTTAATGATTCACCTATTTGTTGACCTACATCATTTGTTTCACAAAGAATATCTGCCTTGTTATAACCCTTACACGCTTTGTCTATTAAGTGTGGAAATAAAATTGGTTTAACTTCATTACTTCTATATTTGGCAACAACTCTATAAGGCATTTGAGTTACATCAAACATTAAAAATGCTGAATAATCTCTACTTACACCTCTTGCTACATCAACACAACAAACATAATTTCTACCATTGACAACTTTTTCAAATACATCTAAACCACCACTTGAAGTTAATGGTGTCATATAAGGTGTTTGTTTAATTTTTACTGGTGAAATTAATGTATCTACTGAACCTAAAAATTCACACTCAAACTCTTGTTGGAATTGTTCTGCTGATGTATTACGTATTGTTGTTTCTTTCCACTTTTCATCTCTACCTGGAACTTCTGACCAATGTACTTCAATTGGTACATAATCATTTCTTCCATTTTCAGCGTCTGTCCATAATTTATAAAATTGATTCATTCCGTGAGGTGTTGATACGATAATAACTTTTGAAGTTTTACCAGATGTAATAGTAGGATAAACTGAACTAAAAAACATTTCTGCTATATTAGCAGGTACGAAAGCAAACTCATCAAGAAATATTATATTATATGTACCACCTCTTATTGCACTTGAAGATGTAGCGGCAGCTATAATAGTAGATTTATTTTCTAATTCTATATTACCTTTGTTCCAATTAATAACTCCTTGTTGCAACCATTTAGGTAAATTTTCATATGCCAATTGTAATCTTCCTAATATATCTCTAGCAGTAGAAGATTTATTAGCAAGAATAGCTATGTTTGAATTTGGATTAAATATTGCATAGTGTAATAAGTATGCAATTGTTGTAGTTGATTTACCTGATTGTCTAGGTAATTTGCAAATAGAAAATCTATTTTCATCTATTGTGTTAACAATTTTCTTTTGAAAAGGATATAGTTTAAAAGATATAAGACCTTCATCTAGGGAAACTATTTTCATAAATTTCTCCATAAAATAAATTGGGTCTGCTTTACACTTTTGAAATTCTATAATCTCTTCTTTAGTAAATTCAACTGGTGTATTTACTTTTTTAAGATTAGGATTTCCTAAATATGCGTCATTTACTGGCATAATACTATTTATAATTGATACCCAAACCAACCAGTTATGATATATTTTTCGTGTTCTTTTGTTATTTGTCCGCTATGTGTATGCGTAAAGTCAGTAGGCCAAATTAAAGTTAAACCCTTTTCAGCAGGTGTTGTTAAATTCTGATATTTAAAATGTGTACCACCGTTAGGTACATCATTTAAATAAGTCATCCAAACAAGACAACGGTTTTCGTGCCTAGAGTTTCTTTCATAATGCTTTCTAAAATAACCTCCTCCTGGTGGATAGTATTGTAAATTTCCTCCTTCAACCATTCCAAAACTTTCAAACTCTTTAACTTCAGGATATTTCTTTTCATATAGACCAACACACTCTTTCAATACCTTTGTATATTTCTTAAACCTTGGTTCACTCCAAGTTGGTGGTATTCCAATATCTATAGAATCTTTTACTTCTTTTGCAATTCGTGAAGTGAAACCTACAACGCCTGGTTTTTGAGCTTGTTTATTATCTTTAAATAAGTTTATAAGTCCATCACAAATTCCAGGAGGAATATACCAACCTCCCATACAAGTAGTTGTTGGTAAAATATATTCTTTATGTTTAGGACTGACTTTGTATTGCACTTCTACCTCCACATTTTTTCATAGCTGCTCTTAATTTTACTACCATATCAAAGATTAATGCGTCTGTATGAAATGGTCCTGGACAAAATCTTAATCTTTCAGTACCTACAGGAACAGTCGGCCAATTAATAGGTTGTACATAGATACCTTCTTTATATAAAAGTTCATCTGATATTGCTTTACATTTTTTAGGGTCCCCAATAACTACAGGAACAATATGACTATCATTTTTCATAACTTTTATTCCTTGTCTAGCAAGTTCTTCTTTAGTTTTATTTGCTCTTTCGTGTAGTTGTTCTCTTAATTCAGGATGGTCTCTAACATATTTAATACTTGTTAAAGCACCAGCACAAATTACTGGACTTAAACTAGTTGTAAATATAAAAGCACTTGCCAAACTTCTTATGGCGTCAATAAAATCTTTCTTACCTGCAATGTATCCACCTTGTACTCCAAATGCTTTCGCTAATGTTCCATTAATAATATCTACTTCTATATTATCTCTTTCAGTAATACCACCACCTGTTGCACCATATAAACCAACAGCGTGTACTTCATCTAAAAATGTTATTGCATTATATTTGTTAGCTAGGTCTACTATTTCTTTTACTGGTCCAATATCTCCGTCCATAGAATATACACTTTCAAATACTACACATTTTGGACCTTCATATGATTTTAATATTCTTTCTAAATCTTCTACATCATTATGTTTAAATATTTCTTTCTTACATCTACTATGCCTAATACCTTGTATAAGAGAAGAGTGATTTAATGAATCTGATATATACAATAAGTCAGGTATAATTTTTCCTAAAGTTTCTAAAGTTGTTTGATTAGCATTATATGCTGAAGTAAATACTAATGCCTTTTCTTTTTTATGAAAATCTGCTAATTCTTCTTCTAAAGCATTATGATAGTGAGTAGAACCAGATATGTTTCTTGTTCCTCCAGCACCTGCCCCACTTGATTCTAATGCTGTTTTCATTGAGTCTATAACATAAGAGTGTTGTCCCATACCTAAATAATCGTTAGAACACCAATTAACTATTTTTTTAATTGAGTATTTTGAATACCAAATAGCGTGAGGAAAGTTTCCTCTAGTCCTAACTATATCATTAAAGACTCGGTATCTTCCATCTTCTTTATATTCATTTATTATTTTTGTAAACTCTTCTAAATGTTTCACTTAACTATAACTCCTTCTATATGGGTATAACCTAATTGTATAGCAGCCTGCACTCGTTGACTACCTTTCCACACACTATATTCTTTTTCTATATATGGTATACCCATAGGACCATATCTAGGTACTTCGGATACAATGTGTTCTTTTACTTCTATTGGATAATTTAGTGATTCACCATCTAATAATTCTTTTAATGGTGTCATTGACTTAATATAAATTAAGTCTTTTAGTACGATAGGAATTTTATTCGCTATCTTTTGATTTGCCGTCAATAGTTTCATTTTCAATTCTCTTTTCTTTTTTAGTTTCCATACTTTGTTTATTCAACATCTTTTGTAATTCTGCTGTTGAACCTACAAATAAAGCATTTTTTATATTTGCGTTTGTTCTGCCAGGTAATTCTTTTAAGTCTTTAAATTTCTTTTGTAGGTCTTGTAATTTATCAACTGTAGTACCAACTTGTCCTATCAATTGCCCAACAACTTCATATGCTCTAGGGTGTTGTCCTTCTTTTGCAATATCTAATATACCTTGTATTGCTTCTTGTCCTTTTTCTATTATACTATAATAACTTTCTCTACTGTAATCATAGTCAGTATTAATATCCTTTTCAACTTTTAAAGGAACTTCTCCATTCTTTCTAGGAACAGGTGGTTGAAAATCTTTAGGTGGTTCAAGGTTGTCTTGTACAACTTTATTATTTCCTTCTAATCCCAATATTTCATTTACACTATCTTCCAATTTAGCCATTATTCATCTTCTCCTGTTACTGGATTATATTTCTTTGTATCATCATAGAAACTAATCTTTGTTGTAAATCCAAAATCATCATCTGCGTCAGCACTTTCAGGATTTGGTATTACTATAATTCTTTCTTCTCTTGATAAAGGAGCATCCGTAGATGAACCTATATCTGCTTGTGTCTGTCTAATAACTTTACTTTGTGCCATAGGTCCATATAAGTAAGTTTTAGCAGTAAACTCTAAAGTATATATAACAGCTCTTCGCTTATTAAAATCACCATCATAAGTATCTTCATAGGATACATTATCTAAAATAATAGGTACGTCCCTTTTAATATTTAATTCTGGTATTGCATTAATAGTTACTGTATAATCTGGTGCAAAATATGGTAATATTTGTTCAATTATCTGTAATCCATTTTCTGCTGTAGCAGTAAAAGAATAAAGATTAAAACTTATATCATATGGTACTGGTGAATAATTAAAATTATGTACAGTAGAATCAGAAGACCTAACTCTAACTGTTTTTTGAAGTTTGTTTAATTTTCTAGTAGCGTCATACTTTAAACCTGTTAATTCAAATCCCATTCTAGGTAAAACAATTG